AGTCTATTAACTTCAAACCACTCATCACCAGATGGGTTTAGTTGACATACACCAGTCCATGTAAATGTAAGAACTGGATTTAGATTTTCAACTCTTGACGCATACGGTTGTTGTACTGAAACAACTTCTGTATATGGAAGAGTAATCATATCACCAGTTTTTTGATAACCATCTCCAGTTCTTTGTGAGTCAATAGTATTTTCTTCAATAAGTTTAATACCCTTCATAAAGAATTTTGGACGAAGTTCATTTCCTTGATAGTCAATTGAGTTTCTATAATCATCATTCTGAACATCACCCACAGAGTGACCAGAGAAATTATCTACAATAAAACCAGATTTAAATCTATCAAGTCCATTTTCATCTTGAACTTGGAATGACTGTGCGTCTTTTTCTAAAAGGTTTAGTGCAGTATAATATTGAAGTTGATTGATTCTTTTTTCAAGGTCACCAATATCTGCCATTGTATATCGTTTATTTTGAGTTTTACTAAAAGTAATATCATCAATATCTAATACATATGGAGGCAGAGAAATCTCTGCAAGTAACATAGCCTTTTCTAATTTCTTAGGAAATTCTGGAGTCTCTGAAGGAACACCTTCAAGAAGTTTAAATAAACCAGCTTCAGTTAAAAATAGTAAATCTCTTCTTCCAAGGAAGAAGTCAAAATCATATTGAAACTGTGAATTATCTTTTGGTATTTTAATATCGGATGCACCAGTTCCAGCAAAAGACCTTGAACTAAAATCAAATGATTTAGAAGTAACTTTATGTGCAGTCTGACTTTGAATGGTTGTTGTAGTATCAATAGTTGCATCACCAACTCTTGGTCTAAAGTCTACTGTATCTCTTAGGTCAAATTCACCAGATGGAGCTTTCACTTCTGGGTCAACTCTTGTTGAGGTATAAGTTGGAATTTCAGTGTAGTCAACACCAGAATATGAGTCAACTGTAAAGAAGTCACCAGTACCATGTGCAAAGTAATTACACACAATAAGAAGTTTACCAATTGGTGTTGGTTTACCACCTTTTCTTACAATTCTTGAAATATCATAAAAGTTATCTCTTTGACCAGTATCAAGTGTAAATCTATCTGTGATGTTTTTAGAACCAGCAGTGAATGTTCCTAGTGTTGCAGTCGCAGTAGATGTTTGACCAGTAATTACTTCATTTGCAGTAAACGATTTACCGTTTGTTACAATAAATGTAATTGGGTTAGTTGTATTAATAATTATAGCATTACACCCACTAATCGCACCATTAATGGTTTCACCCTTTGTAAAAGTACCAGATACACCAGTCACCGTAAATTGTGGAAGAGTTGGATTTGTACTTGCATCTTCTGAGTCAAGAACTGCAAACAATTTATAAACATCTGCACGACCAAGTGAAATTTCTTTATGTTGAGATGCAGTACCATAAGCAGGCCCTGCACTTGAATCTGCATCAACGACAACGAGATGGCCAGACTGATTAGTTTTAGTTTTTTCAGATGATATTGTTCTCGTTAATGTTGCAATAACTTTTACCTTTGCACCATTACCTAATATTTCTGGGTTAGTAATTGTAAGTGCGTTTGCATTTACAACATAAGTTTGTGCAGGCGTTGTACTCGCATCAAGATTAATAACATCTCCAGCAGCTGCAGTATTTGAACTACCACCAATCGCAGAACCAGCGGTAATGATTGTAATTACACAATCAGTATTAGACTTTGCAGAGAAGGTTTCATTAGAACCAGCAGTTAAGTTAATCTCACCAGATGAAGTTGTTGTAACAACAAACTGTTGTCTGAATGTAACTGTAGTTTGTGGTGTTCCAGTATTTGCATCAGTCTTTAATGTTTTAATAACATTCTTTCTTAGTTTTCTAAGAAGAAGATTTTTCTGTTGGTCACGAAGAGTATTTCTTAATCTGACTATTTGAACAGATGTAACAGCAGTTGCAGAGTTACTTGCAAGTGTTAGTGAAGTATTAGATGCAATCGCATTTACTCTTGCAGTTAAATCATTACCAGAACCAGCAGCGCCAGGCACAGTAACAAAATCACCAACTTTGAGGTCAAGTGTAAATGTAGTATTAAATCCAGTAACGGTTGCATTAGAACCATTCATAGATACATTACCATTAAGTGTTAGAGATGTATCCAACACCAAGTCAGCAGTAAAGTCTGCACCAGTGTTAGGTGAATTCATGAATAATGATTTAACATCATCAAAGTTTCTTGTTGTAACAGCTGCAACTGTAATATCACCATTTGAAGAATTTAAAAGAAATTGATTTGCACTGTTACTAGTAGTTTGTGAAGATGAAATGAGTTTTTCACCGACATTAAAGTTACCAGACACAGTAATTAATTGAATTAAGTTATTAACAGCACTATGGACAAATCCAGTTGCACCAGAAGATGCACCAGTAATCTTTGAACCTTGTGCTACACCATTTGGACTTCCAGCAAAGTTTGCACCAAGCTGAAGTTGTGTAAACATACGAATATCAAAAAGATATGCATTAAATAATGCATCAGAGTCAGATGCGTTAGACAACGTATCATTTGTTGTGTTACCAGATGCGTGTTCAAATGCACGAGCTCTTGCAACTCCTACTTGTTGGTTTGGAGTACTCCCTCTAGAACTAGTTTTTATACTATGAAGTTCTACTGCACGATATGGTTCTGCAACTTCACCAGAAATAAATGGTGAAAGGTCTGGAATACCAAATACATTAGTTACCTTTGTAAAATTACCGACTTCTACGTTTGTAATTGCAGAGTCAAAATTCTGTGTAGTTCTTGGTTTAATTAAATCTAAATAGGTTGGAACAATTGTTTCAATCTCGTATCCACGAACATAAGCTTTGCCTGGGTCAACTTGAACAGTTGCAAGGTCATTGGATGGACTATTACCAGCATCAGTGGTAGAGGTACTTGAATATACACCTTCATTAGTTCCGTCATCTAAAGACTCTTTAACATCAATACCAAATGAACGAACTGTATAGTTTCCAGATTCATCAAAAGTTCTTCTTGCAATATTTTCGTTAAATATATTATAATCAGTTTTATCAACTAACCTTTCAACAACACCATTCTTTAATCTCATAAGTTCAATAAAGTTTTCATCATCTGTTGAACCTAAAGGTAATTTATCTAAGGTTAATGTAATCTGTAATCTATGAGCACCCTTTGCATTAACATTTGAAGAACCAGCAGCATTATCTAAGAGAGTTGTGTCTGCCTCTGGAGTAATTAAAGTTTCTGCAACAGTAAGACCAACACGATAAGATGGAATATTACTATACTTGTCTAGAATAATTCTTTGTTCTGGTACACGAACAAAATTACCACGAATAAAGTATACACCCTCTTGTATATTTGCAGAAGACCCTACATCTGTACCACCAGAAGTTAGAATAGTTGAAGAGTTACTACCAGAATTAAATGAACTAATTGCGACATCGGCTGCAAGACTTTCACCGTTAACAAATTCTACAGTTTGGTTTGCAACTGAAGCACCAGTTGTACCAGTTGCACTTGCAGTTGTCGTTGCAGTTGTTAAATATTTTATATAAAGAGTTGGAGCATCAGTTGTCGTTGCAGCTGCTACTTGAATAACTCTTGCAGTAATTCCAGAAATACTACCAGTAATTACCGAACCAACGTATGAGTCAAGATACCCAGCAATAGATGCAGAGTTAAATGTAGATTGTAACTTTACAGCATAGTAATTATTTGTAAATCCAATCTGGCCAGGAATGACCATAGACCCTTCTTTAAAAAAGTGTCTACCAGTTCTTTCAATTTGATTCTGCATAATTGATTGCAGAGTTGTAAGTTCTCTCGCCTGAACTGCAAAGCCTGGACGAAAGAGTACTCTATGAAACTGGTCTGCTGGGTCAAAATCATCATAATATGGTGATACGTTTAAATCGGTTTTTTGCATTGTTTAGAATTCCACTACGACTTTAATATCCTCTGTTTGGTCTGAGGCTCTTGATATTGCTCTTCTGTTTTCCACATAAATTATTTCACCAGTATCCCTTGAAAGTTCTGGAACTGCATAACCACTTGCAAATACAACACCATTAGTAGTTCCAGATGTTGAAGTTGAAGGAGTAAATACTGCACTAGAAGAACCACCAGTCACAGCGTTTGCACCAGAAAATGCAGTAAGGTTACCAGATGCATCTAATCCATATGAAGAATATTTTTCTTGAACATAATATAATATTCTGTTTGTTGCATCCCATTCAATTACTCTTCCTTGAGCACCAGTGGATGCTTGTGTAATTAATTCATCTACTTGATAACTTCCAGAACCACCATTAGCCATAATAATAGCATTAGTTGTTCTTGCAGTTGAAAGAGCTGCAACATTATTAGTAGTTGGGTCTTTTGGATTCTTTACAATACCAACCCTTCTAAAATCATTTACTTGAACTACGTCAGCATCTGCTGGTTCAAATTTAGATTGTAACATAATATAATGTCCACCTAATTCAGCAATGTCATCTGCACCATGTCCATTAGGTGGGTCAATGATTGCTTTAATTGTACCAGCGGTTGCATTATTCCATGAGGTTAATGTTGCACCAGAAATTAAAGTTGTACAGTTTGCATCAGTATAAATGTTTGTACCAGCAAGGTTAAAAGTTGCAAAAGAATATCCAGTGCCGGGCGCTTGCATATATGAAGTTGAGGATAACGCATTGTTACCAAACTCTGCAATTGCACCACCAGAAATAACTAATTTTGCTTTTGCGTTACCATCACCATCACCTCTAACTTTGGTATAGAATGTTCCATTTGGATATCCAGAACCACCAGCTGTTACCATGAATACATATACACCTCTATTTGCATCTGCGTTTGCATTTAGTTTAACAGTCATAAAATCAGTTGTCAAGTAATTTTGCACTTCAGTTGTAGTCATTGTGTACATAAATTTAATGTAATAATTATTATCTTGCCAGAATGGTGCATTATTTGTAGAAGTTGGTTCACTTCCAGAAATATTTCCAGCACCAGTTTGGAGTTGGTCACCATTGTAAAGTACTTTATATACTTTGTGGTCACTAGTCTTAAAGTAAAAAGTTGAGTCAAATAGATTTGTCGCACCACTTGAACTTGTAGTTTTTGTTGTTCCGTAGTTTCCAGTAGATACTCCACCAACATCATGTCTGTACATATCAAATGCAGAAGAAGTTGAGAAATCTCTACGAGGAATTACAAAAGATTTTGAAGAGATTAGTTTTGCAGCCAACATATCATCCCAATAGTATGATTCTGGTGCAACACTATCTACTGGTGTTGGTGGGTTATTATCTGTAGTCGCACCTTCTGAAGTCCAAGGTTGTGACTTCCCCACAAACATATAATATTTACTAGAAGTCACATCAGCAGAAAATGCATCTGCGTTGGACTGTCTAAATTTTTCTGTGATAATCGCTGCCATTGTTCTTTCCTATAATGTTATTTAGTCTGCGTCTTTAATTGTTAAAGTACCTTCTTTAACTTGTTTTAGAATTTCAACATACTGACTATTTTTTTCATCTAATGGAATACACCACTCTTGACCATCAATAACTGCAAGAATAGATGTATTTTCTCCACCTTTTGCTTGATACTGTGCGCTTGTAATATTCATATTTCTATAACTCCGCTGATAAGTCTATATAATGATTTGCATCATCACCATAACAATAGTATGGGTTACCATCTGTTAAACCAGAGAAACCACCCATCCAAAAGTTAATATGATTTTCACTACCAAGTTGTCCAGCAACAGTTGTGTTTGATGAAGTGTATGCATTTCCACCATCTTCTAACTTCATACCAGCACCCTCAAGTGTTATACTTGGAGTTGAAAACATAGGTGTTTGAAAATGTATCGTACCTTGTGCAGCTGAGGTAGCGTATGAAATCATGCAAGAACTATATGCACCTTGTCTATGTCCACTAATTCTGTGAAAGTATCTTTTACAATCTTCAAGTTCATCTTTTGCAAGTTGTCTCTCGTAATCTGTAGCCGCTTCTGCAATTTCAATTTGAACACCAGTAACTAAAAATAAAGTTGTACCAGAACCATTATGTTTAATAGTAACTTGCAATCCATTTGTAGCAGCCGCAGTTAAATCGGCACCAGTCATTTCATGAGTGTATCTTGCCCAACTGGTGGTTGTATTATGATTTTGTGTACTTCTGTTTGTAGTTGCACCACTAGTATCGGCAACATCCATAGTTCCAACTACAGATGTAATTTTAGCAGTACCAGAGTTAGTAGTATGTTTTAAATAAAACGATAGAATAACTTTAGTAGAACCACTAGTTGGAACATGAACACAATTACCAGATTCAATAAACTGAGTGATACCAGTTGCATCACCACTACCCCCACACGAATTAGAGTATTTAAAATTATTTGGTGAGTCTGGTGTATCTGTAGAACGAGTATTTGCATGACTGCCTGGAGCATAAAATTTCCATCTATCACAACCATACACATTACTAGAGAAAGAGGTGCCTCTTTGCCAGTTAGTCATACTTCCATTAATAATAAGATTTCTACGACCAAGGTTTAATGCCTTTGCAGAAGTAACAGCATTATCGGCAAGTTTTGCAGTTGTTACCGAACCATCAGCAACATCAGAAGCAACAACTGCACCAGCAGGAATTTTTGCAGAGGTCACTGCATCAGCAGCAATCTTTGCAGTTGTTACAGAGTTACTTGCGAGAGCGTTTGCCCCTAATGTATCAATAGCCATTGACTACTCCTTATGCAATTGTTACTCCAGTTGAACCTACAACAGCCCAACCACCAGTTGTATTGTATACTAAGATTGCACTGTCACCAACATCATTGAATGTGATAGTTGTTCCGTTTGCAAAAGTTGCTGGAGTAAGAGTTCCATCTCCACCGTCTGCAACCATAGTAATAATTTTTAATTGACCATTTGAACCATTAGCAAGTGTCAATGCGTCTGCACTAGTTGTAGTAACTTGTGTGATTAGTGAAGTTAAGTCCACTGCACCAGCACCAGAAAGTGCTTGTACTGTACCAAATGTAGCACCTAGAGTTTTGTTCAGCAACTGTTGTGCATGGTCTTTAAAGACAAACTCATCATTACCAGTAAGTTGTGGAAGAGTTACAGTTCTATCAGCTGCAAGTTCTGATACTGCAAACACATATTGATGGTCAGCAGATGTATCATTAACTTGGGGTGTTGTCAGAACAGGCGAAGTTAAAGTCTTGTTAGTAAGAGTATCAGCAGATACTAAACTCACCAATGTAGAGTCTGCACCTTTAGGTAATAACATAGTATTTGTTACAGATTGACTATGTGGTTGTGCTTTAAGTTTCTGTCCGTGGGTGTTTTGATGACAGTTAAGTTGAATTTGTCCTTCAACTGACGAACCATCACCTCTAATTTCAAGTACGTTGTTATCTGGAGTAACTTCTAGAGCACCACCAGTTCCAGTAATTCCAGCAGTTGTAAGTGTAGTGATTGTTTGTGAAGTTGCAGTTCCACCAACGACACCATTAATTGTAGGTGCAGTTAATGTTTTGTTAGTCATAGTCTGAGTTGCAGTAAGTAATCCTACTGTATCAGATGTAAGAGTAGAACCGTTACCTAGTTTGGTGTAGACTTCTACAAAGTTGTCATTAATCTTGTCTCCACCAGTTCTGAGGTCATCACCAGTACCGTCATTAGCGGAAGAACCAAGACCAAGTGCTTGATATGCCATGTTAGTTTCTCCTAATTAGAATCTTTCATTTATTTAGGTGGTTACATCACCTATATCAAAAGTTTTATTACTATTATCAAGACTGAAGCTGGTAGAGTCAAATCTTTCTAATATTGGTAAATCAAATGAATCATCAAACTTATTTATACCACTGTCAAATGATATACTCGTATCACTAAAATCTACCCTTCCAAGACCAGCGGTATCTCTTGGAACTGTATCACCACCAGAACCATCAAACTTAATAGACGAACTATCAAACGTAATTCCAGTATCACTCATCAATGTAGTAACACTTGTTTCATCAAATGTTTCTGTACCACTATCAAATGTGATGAAGTTATTATCAAATGCATTTGTTCTTGCACTACCAGATATTTGTATCTCGCCTGGAGGTGGTACATTAATTCTTGTAGTAAAAGCAGATAATGGTATCTTCCCATTACTATCTGAAACTTGGTCAATACGAATGTTTGCAAACTGTCCTATCGTAAATGATTGGTCATTAGTTCCATCTAAATTTGTTGTCCTAATAAGACTTGGATAGTTTGGTATAGCTTCTGTAGTAGTTGGGCCAATACCAAATGCATATCTTGGGAGTAAATCTAAAGTTGGGCCATTAGCAGGACGAGTTGTTCTCGCAACACCCACGATTACATTGTTTATTCTCGTAAGTGTTAAATCTCTATTTGTATTTGGAAAACTCGTTAAATCATCTGAACCAACTTTAGGAGTTAATTTTAAAGAAGTTCCATCATCAACTGTTCCAAGTCTACGACCAAACACTGTAGTAAAGATTGTTCTCAATGTAGATGCAAGTTCTGGTGTAAATGAATCTACGGTCTGTGGACTTATTTTTGCATTTACACGACCAACAACTTCAACCTCACCAAATACATTCCAACCAGCAGGATGAACAGTCGATTTAATTGCATCTCTCCACTCGTTAATTGATTGTCCTACCTTAATAACATAAGAGTAATCTTGATAATAAAAACTATCTTGTACTCTTATGTTTACTTCAGATACTTGACCTTCCGAATTTAAAAAGTTTCCAGACGTTAATCCAATAGTTCCAACTTGTGCAGTACCAGTTGCAATACTAATATTTGCAACTGTTCCAGATGCACCAGCTGTCGATACAGTATTTCCTACCACAAGGTTTGCAGTTGTATTTAAAGATATTAATTGTCTACTTGTATCAAATGCAGTAACAGTACCAGAGTGTGATGTAAGGTTATCACCAGCAGTAAATGTTCCAGAAATATCTTTTAGAATTGCGTGACGGAATGGTGTAATAGCAGGAGCAGTAGAATATTCTAAACCTTGGTTAATAACTTCAAAAGAAGCAATAGCACCAACACCAGAGTTAGATGCAGCTACTAATTTTGCACCAGAACCATTTGCAGTTGTAATACTTGAAACTACTGGAAGTTTAGAATAACCAGCACCACGACCAATCATTCTTACATCTGTAATCTCTCCAGCTTCAGTTGCAACACTAAGGTTTGCGAAAGTGCCTGTTTCCAGAACAATCTTTACTCCTTCATAAGTGTCATTATAAAAAGATTGACTTGTTCCTTCAAGTGTGATATGGTCTGTTGCAGACATTCCATATTCTGCAATGTCTCCTGCTTCTGGAGCGATTGCACCACCCACAACAGAAATAGCAGCTGCAGCTCCAACACCATCTGTTCCACTATTATCTAATACTAAGTTTTCCCCAACTGCATAATTTTGTCCAGCATCATCCACAATAATTTCGTCAATAACACCTCTAGTTACATTTTGAACTTTTGCAGAGGCAGTATTACTTCCACCAGTTGCAATGTTAACTTTCTGGTCAGCAGTATAATACGAACCACCATTCGCAACATTAGTTCCAATAATAATACTATAGGGTTTAAAGGAAACAATTTGGTCTGTTACCGTAGATGTTCCGAAAACAATTTCATTCTCTTCAAAAGTTCCAGTTTGTGTGCCTGGGTCTAATTCAATTTCTACTACGTTGTTACCAGCTTCTCTAAAAGAAACAGATGAAGTAATAATTGCAGTTGCAAAAGATGTTTGACCAGTGATGGTTTGACCAATTAATTCAGACGCACTACCTTTAATTGGTTCTACTCTCATTACATTTCTAACACTCCACACACCATCAGATACACGCAACATATTATCTGTAGGAAATTGTACTTGAGGAGTTTCGTTTAATAAGAGTCTAAAGAATAATTCATGACCTTTCTTTGTGCCTTTTGCAAGGTATAAGTCACGAATATTTTTTACAAGTTTTCTTTTATCAACACTAGAGTCAACATTATCTACAATACCTTCAAGAAATGAATCTCTAAAGTTATCTAAGAATGAATAAAGAGTTGAATCTATATTTGAATAGTTTAGTAATTGTTGTATACTTGAAACTGGATTTGGTCTGTAAGTTTCTAAAGTACCAGATGCATTTGAGCTTGCACCACTTACAATCTCACCAATAATAAAACGAGTTTGGGATGTTACGAATAATCTTTTATTATCATCAACATCATCAACTAATACCTTTGCAGTAGCACCAGATGTTTGACCAGTGATAACTTCACCAATATCAAACTTAACTTCAGAGTCTTCTAAAACAATCTGGTCACCATTTTCATCTAGTACAAAGTTTACAGATTCAGTTTCTTCTCTAATATAGTTATTAACTTCACTAAAAGTAATCTCTGCACTTTCTAAAAACTGATAATATAATTTTACAAACTGTGAAAATACTGGATGGTCTGCTTGAATAAATTCAGGCAGTTGGTGTTGAATATGTGTTGATACTTTATTCTTTACAGTATTATCATTATTTGCCATGACTAGTATCCACTAGAACTACTTGACGAACTTGAACTTGAAGATGACGAACTACTTGTAGAGCTGGTTGATGCTGAAGCATTTGATGAACTTGCACCAGTATAAGAACTTGAAGTTAATACACCAACTCCAGCACTTGTAGAACCAGTTGCAATAGTATCTACATTTGCAGTAACTATGAGATTACTTAAATCAACTTCTAATACTTGATTTCTAACTGCAATAATATCATTTGACTCTGGAGTTACAATTATTCTAATATTAGTAGATGATGCACCATCCACATTTGAAACTTCTGTAATATTAAGTGAAGTTATTACAATTTCACCAGTCTTATAATTAATAGTTCCAGCTGTATTGTCTTGATAAGTTTTTGTAGTTCCATCAACAATATAATACATTCTTGCATTACCGTTACCATCATCATCTAAAAACATTTCATTTACATTGCCAACAATTTTAAATCCAGTAGATTGTAAAATACCACCAAGTTCTTTATTATGACCAGCGTGTGGATTGTGTAAAGCATTATTAAAAGGTACTATGTACTTGGTTGCAGTATTTAAAGTTGGTGTAAAATCTTTACTTAATTTTATAGTTGTAATATTAGATGTTATCGCTGGGTCAGTGTTATCAATCAAACTAGTAAATGGAGAAAATCTAAACGCTGAATCAAATGTAGTCAAATTACTTGAATTAAAATTAGTAATTGTTTTCACAACATTAGATACTAATGTTTCTTGTGCTTTAATTGTATTTTTAGAGTTGTATGTAAAGTTAACATTTAATCTTAATTTAGTATACTCTGGGTCAACAATCTCTGGAGTTACGGATGCAACTGTATAATTATTTTTTAAGTCCTTAACAATATCTAATTTTGCAGCTGCAGTAATAGAACCAGTTGTAGGAACAATAGAAATATAAACTTTACCATAAGTGGGAACATCATTATCTTCACCACCATAAACTTGAACAGACTTTGAATTAGAATATACTTTAGGAACAATTGCTTTAAAGTCGTTCACTGTAACTGCACGACCTTGAGCTGCATAGTCAAGAGGTGCGTTAAATTTAATTGATTGAATACTTTCTTTCTCTGAACCACCAGATGCATTACTCACTGTTGTAGTTGTAATATTTGTAATTCCAGAAATAGTAGCAGCAGTACTAAATGAACTTGCACCATTTGCTTTTGTTTTATTTGTAACAACATATCTCATACGAACAATGTTACCATCAGATAATGCTTTACCAGTAATACCATCTCCAAAATAAATTTCAAATTTACCATCTACACTTTCTTGTAGAAAGTACACATTAGAGTCAGATGAAGTTTGTGTGGAATCAGTTGCAAGTGTAAATGTAGTTGATTGAGTAGAAGTTGAATTATCAAATACATCTACAATTAAAGTTGTTGTATCTCCATTCGCATCATTAACATAAAACTTTTGGTCAACATTATCAATGTCAACTGTGTAACGATTAGTTACATAAGTTCCTTCATGAATTGGAATATTAGAAAAAGATAAAATACCGTTCACGGTTTGTGTTGTATGTTCTGCAACTGTAACAAACTGATAATTAACATCATCAATAAGTGTAGTAAAAACTGTTCCTACTGGAATAGTTGCAGAAGTTAATATACCGATATTATTTAAAGTTATGTTTACATTTGCAATAGGAGCTCTAACCGAATTTGGTGTGTAACCTAATGTCTTTGCATGAGATACAACTGAAGACCGAACAGACGCAGTATCAAGAAATGCTTCATTTGCAACCATGTTCATATTCATTGCAAGATAGTGAGTATTATAAGCAAGAACATCAAGTATTGCGTTCATACCAGAACCCTCAAAATCATAGTCAGTAAAATCTGACTGGTTTCTCATAAAGGTTTTTAGATTAGATTTGATATCATCAAAGTCTAAATCTGTTACGTCTAATCTTTTTTCTGTAGTTGCCATTATCGTAATCTCTCTAATGTAAATGATAAATCAACAAGTTCCGCTGGTGCATTTTCAATATAAAATTCTACGATAACTTGATATTGATTTTCATCAAACCTTGGAATTACTTCAACTGAAGTAAGAAGAGCTCTTGGTTCAAAGTTTGTTATTACATCTGTTATGTTTCTTTGTAATGTTTGTGCAGTGAATGGAGTCATGTTTTCAAATAATACATCACGAACACCAGATGCAATCTCTGGATGAAAAGGTTTTTCATATTCACCAATCTGTACAAGATTACGCACACTTCTCTTAACAGCAGATGCATCCGTTAAAGTTTGTAACTGTTTAGTAACTGGATGTCTACCAAAATTAAGATTGATGTCTTTATATATTCTAGCAGAACGAGGTGAATCGTTTGTTCTTTCTGCATCTCTGTATGCTGGTTGAACTGCCATTACGCTCCTAAACTCCCTACTGGTTTACAAATATATTCTACTGAATCCCAATCACCGTCTGCTGGTAATTCTGCGTGTTGTATTAACATTATTTCACATTTTTCTCTACTGGTAAATTGTTCTACGTCTTGCGACAAACAAGTACTTCCAGTGCATATTGTTAATAATAAACCCCAAATAACTTCCATAACAAACTCCTCTTAGTTATTTATACAAACCAACCAGAGGCCTTGAGTGTTGGTTTTGCCCATCCGTATTGAGAACGTCTAGAACCAGAAGGCCCCCATTGTCTTGTTTTACCTAAGTCACAATGTATAAAGTTTGCACCACTTCCAGAACTAAAATATAATCCTAATCCTTTAATTCCAGCTTCAGCAGCTTTTCTAATAAAATCTAGTCTCTGGTCTTTTGTTGTGTTACGCATAACTACATCACACGCAAGACCTTGTTGGTGTACACTTTTCTTTGCACCACCAACTTTTGCATTATATGCTGGTGAACGATATGCACTTGTAATAGTTAGTTTCTGTCCATATGAGTCTGAAAGATTTTCTAATATCCTACCAAGTTCTGGATTAATTCTTGGGTCAGTATGTCCTAAGAATCTTAATTTATCTTCTAGATTATGTCCAAACTCTTTTGTGTATGGGTCAAATTCTGAACCACCAGAATAATTTTCTTGATTAAGAGATGCACCAGTATCTATTGCACCAGTCTCACCAGTGACAGGCGAAATTCCACCTATACCACCATCACCATATTCAATACCTTCATTTGTATCTGGGTCAATACCATTTGCAATTTCAACTGCACGACCATCAGATATTGAACGAGCTGTTACTGCATCAATATTCAGACTAGGTAATCCATATCCACTTCTAACTGTTTCCACTGGGTCTAAGTCTACTTCAATAAGTTCTGTCTCAACAACTTCATCTGCAACACCAGTATCACCAATGAATACAGTTGGAGAACCAACTTCAATAATATCAGTTCCAGCAGCATTAACATCAAAGTGTGAACCACCACCAGCATCACCAGTGTCAGCAGTATCACCTTTACGAGCTGCATTTTGAGTTGCGCCTGGTTGGTTAATTTTAATTGTGGATGCACTATCCATAGTTACTTCTTTAGTAACATCAAAGTCATATGTTCCACCAATTCTTTCTACGACATTTGTTAAGTAGTCTTTCGTAATATCTGATTTGATATGTTCATTAAACTTTTCACCATAGATGTTTGTAACCGTGTGGTCAACCGAAGTTGTTTTGAAACCATTCTTAACAATCTCTTTTGAGAAACCTTCTATAGTTCCACCACACATAACTTGTTCAGTCTTATTACCTTGTACTAAAAGATTCATATCTCCATCAACTTGGATGTTCCAATCTTTCTTGACGTACATATTACAATTAGATTCTACAGTGATGTTTGCATTACCACCAACAAACAAATGGTCAGAACCAGCAACAATGTGATATCCATCACCAACAATCTTTACAGTTCTATTTCCACCACCATCAATCTCATAGAAAGTTCCAGCTCTGTGGTATTCATGTATTCTTTCATTTTCTTCTGTGTCATCATATTCTTTAATATGTCCACTCTCTGATTCCATAACATGGTTAAATGGATATTCAGCTTGATATGATGATACTGGTTCTGCAAAAGGTGTACCACCAGCAACTGGAATATTAACATAGTTCGCTTGATGTTTATTTTTTGTGTCCAACATCTTATGACTAAAACCACTTTCATTTCTCGCAAGTCTGTTTACATCAGACTCATTGATACTGTGGTCACTTGATGAAAGAGGAGTTGGTGGATACTTTGAAATATTGTATCCTTCTTTTTCTGGGTCTTCATCTCTACGTCTTGGGTCATGAAAACCATAGTTTGGATTTCCTGCTTGGTTTGGAACGCCGGGCAATGTTCCGATAACAATTGGTTCTTGTAATGTGTCTGCATCACGAAAGAAACCAACAACCCAAGTTCCTTCAACCATGAACCCAGGCGTATCACCCCAACCAGACATAGCTGGAGTATGAACATTTTGCATAACCCATGCCCAAGGTAAATCCTCAGTGGGTATTTTTACTTTATTGTCTGTATGGTATCCTACGCAACGAATACGAACACGACCTAGTTTTGTTGGGTCTTGTCTATCCTCAACAACTCCAGTGAACCATACAAATCCGTCTTGACCTTGAAAGTTTATCATGAACATATTTATATGACTAAATAGTATTAATCGTTCAACTCAATGGAGTCGGAAGTACCCATCATAGGGGAAGGAACGCACTTAACTTTTGG